CCCTTTCGGGCCCATCGCTGATGCGGCTGTATAGCCGTATCGGTACCTTGTGCCTGTATAGGCATTTAGGTAAGTGGAGATTTCTCCATTGATGGCTCATTGTGCTTATCGACTGACCGTAACCACCAACTCTGGTGGTAGGAGGACTCATGCCCGAGACGTATACAAAAACTGAAAGGGTTGTTATTAAGAATTGGTTTTTTAGCCAAACTTATAGCAATTTTGGCTGGACCGCTCCTGTCTCCGATGGAGTCAGTAACGGAACGGCCTTTAGTAATAGCTTGTCTGGATATAAGAATCCAGCTCATCGCGCGCAAATACGCGCTTTGACTTCGGCTACTACTCCCCTTACAGGTACGTTTGCTAAGCTCGAGTATGATAACCCGGGTCGCGCTTCCTACAAGCTCACTGCCTTGGATGGCCGTGTTGCTAGTTGGAGCGTAATGGGTTCGACGCAGGGTAAAGGGTCTAATTTTTTGAGTAACTCATTAAATTTACCCAACGCTGCGGTAATTACCTCCTGTCATAACCAGGCCGTTTCAAAGTTGTATGGCCAGCTCAACTCTTTCGTCTCCTCGGCTAAAACCGGGGAGGACTGGGGTGAGTGGAAATCAACTATGAAAACGTTAAGATCGCCTTTGAAACCGCTTCGGGATCTCGTGACCTCTTCACATTATCGAAGTCTTCGTGACTTAGAACGGTGGAGAGATCCGGTGAAACTCGCGGGTGCTCTGGCGGATACGCATCTCGAATTTGCTTTTGGCATTGCGCCATTAGAATCTTCGATTGCCAAGGGTCTCGTTGGTCTCCAAAATCGTAAGATTATGGGGAATTATCAGCCCTTCTATGCGAAGGCTGAGGTATCCTACGAACCCTCGACGAGTAATTCAATTCTGCAAGGGGACCCCTTTAACTACGCACAAATTTTGTACGGAGAGAAAGTGGTCTGGACCTTGCAAGAGGTTTACTCGGGTATCTGGGGAGAAGAGTGCTTATTGCCCGAAAGGCCAGTAAGTGATGTTCTCGGTTTAAAATTCCGAGATATCGTCCCCACTATATGGAATCTTATTCCATATAGCTTCTTAATTGACTATTTTGTCAATATCGGACAGATAGCTAGCGCTCTAGCGGTTCCCTGGAACGGCATAAAGTGGTGTAACAAGACATCTCGGATTCAAGGAGTCCTTGATGTCACGTACAGCTACAGAATGCGCCCGGGGGCAACGACTAATATGAGCGTGAACTTTAGTTCGGAGCCTGGTAATTTCAAAGTTCTTAGACGAAACTTCAACAGGTCCTCACAGGCCGATCTGCCGGTTCCATACTTAGAATTTACTAAGCCTTGGCAACTGACAGGTAGACAGTGGGCAAACTTGGCGGCTTTGGGTATCAGCCAGTCGGCTAAATACCTCTTGGCTCTCAAGAAAGTCGTGAAGAAGAATCCCGAGCTTCCCTCCGTTTATTTACGGGAGTTGGGGCAACGGGCTTCGATGTCTAAGGTTCCTTATCCATTCCATCGTCCTTAATAGAGGTACTCTCAAAATGGCTATTAGCCTAACCAGCCCGATTACGGGCGCTGCTGTTACCGGACTGACGAGTCCGACCTACACAGTGGCGGTCGACACGCCTCCGAATACGTGGTCCAAACAATGGGCTGTTACCGCACTTGGCGGAACACAGACCGGTGTGGATACGTCTTCTTCGGCGTCGAGACCGTTCACGCTCACCGCTTATCGTCCGCAGAGCCTTAAAACTCTGAATACGGTCGATTCGACCGGTGTAGTCCGTGTAGTTGGGTTCAACACCTACGGGTTCTTGGTCCGTAAGGGGATGACTCCCCTTGCTGGCCAGGCTTCGAAGACCTCCCAGTTTCGACTGGAAGCTTCGATTCCCGCTGGTGCTGACACGGCCGACCAGCCCAACATTAATGCGGCAACTAGCTGCACTATTGGAGCGCTGTGGCAGCAAGCAGATGGTATCGCTACCACGCTGCGAACTGGTGTCCTCTAAGTAGCTTCGTTTATGACGAAAGCTATGAAGAGTCGCATCGGCTCTGCTCTCTTTATCATCCTTTCTATCGTGTTTGGGCCAGATTTGGCCCGATTTACGATTACAAGGGTGAGCGACCTTCCTTCAATGGATGTTCGCTGAAGAGAGACATCAACTACATAGTGTGAGGTAACATGGACCAGCGTCTCGTTGCTCTTTACACAGAGCTAGCCTGTGACTTAGCACCATATCTCAATAGACCTCCAGTTGAGGTCAACGGATATGGCCCATCCTCGTACGTCAAGCAGTTTGCAGCTCGACACCTGATGGATAACGTTATGAAGAAATTCATGGCGCATTCCAAAGGTGCCGATGAGGCAGCTACTCAGACGTTTCTCGCATCAAATAAAAAGTGCGAGAGATGGGTTAACCCACTTACTTCCCCTGACTTAGCAGAAGCCGATAGGCAGCTGTTAGGCCAGTTCTCGAAGTTTATGGAGGATTTCTTCCTCTCTTATGTGGGTGAGGATGCGGAACTTTCCTGGGTGAACGTTTGTGAAAACGCTCGCTCAGGACCGGGTGCTGCAATTGGAGCAAATGGTGGTAGCTTTTATGCTAAACACTTTAGCTCCCCTCTGACTGCTACGTCTCAGTCCTTAGTACGATTGTACTATGCTCATAACGCGTTGTATCCCGAGTTCCAGATTGCGGAGAATATCCGAACCCTGGAGTTTGGGGAGCCGCGTATGGTAAGTGGCTCTAGGACTAGCTTCGCCCCAAAAACGGTAGACACGTCACGAATGATCTGCGTCGAGCCAGGTATCAATATGTACCTTCAGCTTGGGCTTGGATCACTCATAGAGAAGAGACTACTTAGACTCTTCTCAATTGACCTTGCGAGCCAGCCATCGATTAATCGATGGATGGCTAAGCAGGGCAGTGAACGACCTGATGATGAGCAATCCTTCGCAACGATTGACTTGTCATCAGCCTCTGATTCGATCTCGCTTATGTTTGCGAGAGACTTCATACCTCCAGAGTGGCTTAGTGCCATTCTAGAGCTGAGGTCTCCCACGACTAAGCTTGGGAATTCAGAAGTTGAGCTTAATATGGTCAGTACGATGGGGAATGGTTTTACCTTTCCTCTTCAGACAGCCATATTTTGCTGTGTCGCTGCTGCATGCAGCACTTTGTCTGACGGGTCTTCTAGGGCGGTTTGTTTATCAGACCTCTCTAGGGACTTCTCTGTCTTCGGTGATGATATCATCGTGCGGAGAAACGTCTCCCATAGGGTGCTTCGGCTGCTGGAGCTTCTTGGCTTCACAGCTAATGCTGCAAAAACCTTCCAGTCAGGACCGTTCCGCGA